TATTAAACAATCAGAGAAGTTATCCGCCTACGCAGGCATCTCTTGGATTTTAAGTCTTTTAGACTAGAAGTCTATTCCTTCTTGCCAGTAAGGTTCTTACGAATTGTCTTACCTTTAATCCATTTATAATAATTTTCACAGATTGGCAAGGGGTCTTGTTTCTGAAACTCTGTGCCTGTTTCTTTAACAATCCTTAAAATCTCAAGTCTAAGCTCTTCATTGTTTAAATGATCATTTGCTGCCACTTAACATTTCCCTCATAGTATAGACTTGTTGAACAATTTTATCGTGATTAGGATGAGATTTGTTCCAATATGGACCATTCTTATCGTTCATAATCTGATCTATTTCACTTTGAATATCCTCACTTCTATCCATATTTTCAGACTCAGTAGATAATATTTTATCTTCTGACATCATGTTTGCGATCTTTGCAAAACCTTTTATGACATCAATATTATCACCAAGTCTAGTTCCATCTGCTAGTTGCATTTCAAAAACTTCTGGTGATAGATTAGCTGTGGCTAATGATTTAGCTTTATTAATATTTGCATCATAGTCTCTACCCCATTCTTGTCTAAGCAAGTTTTGAGCTTGAGCTTGAGATGTTTCAACATCAATTTTTGCTTGTTGATTTTGTGCTTCCATATTATTTTTATAAAAATCTAAAACACCTTTTGCTTGTTCATTATTCAAACCTAATTTAAAAGATTGTTCTTGAAAATTTTTAATTGCTTGCTCATCTAAAGAAACAATATCTGATTTAAAATCTAATGAATATTTTTCTGCAGAATCTGGTCTACCCATTTTCATATAGGCTTCTTCCCATTGATCTTCAGTAAAATTTTTATTAGGCACAACCATCTTATCTTGTCCAATCATTCTAGTTGCATTGATGTATGACTTTGCAAGTGCATCTATCTCTGTAAACTTTTCAATGTTGGGATCGTTTCTATATGTTTCGCTTATAGAATCTTTCCAAGATGATGTTGTTGTAGTAGTTGTTGTTGTAACTTCTGGTTTTGTTTCAGTAGTTGGTTGTGTTGCAGGTGTTGCTGTCTCTGTAGTAGTCGCTTGTTCTACAGGCACAGTTTCCTGTGTTATCTGTTCGCTTGACATTTTATTTATCCTTTTTTTGCAGCATTTGTTTTATAAATAGAAGAACGCTGCGTTGTCCTTCCATATATGCACTTTCATGACTATCACCTTTTATATTTGTGGTAGTCATAAAATGACATCGTTTTTCAAGATCAGCCATGACTCTTACGCCTTCGTCTGAATTGAATATTACTTTATAATCTGTTTGTAGTTGTTGTAAGTATTTTTCTAGTTGTTTTGCTTCCATACTATTCTGCATTAACTAGAGCTTTTGCCTCTTCTGGTAAAGCCTTCGCTAATGGAGCTATCTTTCCTCCTGCATCTGCAACTTGTTGCATCTGTTGCATTTGTGCTTGTTGTTCTGCAAGTTCAGCTTGCTGTTCTCTTTCAGCATTAACTTGTGATTGTAGTTTTAAAACTTTTTGTGGAACACCCACAAGATCAGCTACATGCTTGACCAACGCATCAAAGTTAATGTAATCAAATACTGGAGCAACATTAGCAAGTGATCCTAATATTTCTATTGCTCTAGTAATTGATGAAAGTTCTGTAGATTTTTGTGCTTTAGCTAATGGTGATACATATTCTATTTCTATATCTTGACCAGATAAAAAGTCTGGTGCTTGTGCAAACTGATTGTTTCTAAGAAGTATTGCAAAGCATCTATCAATCATTGGTTTTAATAATTCTGATTGTAGTCTACCTAATACTGGACCAAGTAATCTCATCTTCTCTTCGTTTCTTTGTATAACCTCTGTTGCTGTCATTTGTGGTCCTTGCTGCAACATTAATTGATTTACATAAAATACTTCTCTAATAGAGTTTCTTCTTTGCTCTTCCATATTTAAACCTAATGGATTGTTTGCACCAATATTTAATGGTTCAATTCTATCTCTAGTACCTGA